GAGAGATTCACCCTTCTATAAGGGATTTCATAGCGCGGCGTTTGCCAAACTATGCTAGGGATTACGTATATAGTAATTATCCTAGGTTAAAGATTCCACATCCGCTCTTTGGTGAGAGCATGATGCGAGAATTTGATATTTCTCAAGGAGATGTAGACGATGTCCCTATGCATGTAGGTACGGTCTCTTATATACAGGAACCGGGCTTCAAGCTTCGTGCTGTCGCCAACCCTTTTCGGGTTTACCAGTTCATACTTGCACCGTTGGCGCAAGCACTTTTCGAAGTGCTATCCGGTCTTGAGTGTGATTACACTTTCGACCAAGATGCTGGAGTATTGGCTGTTCAACAGTTCCTTGATGGTTCCTCCACTATTTATAGTGTGGACCTCTCGGATGCTACGAACAACTTTCCGCTTGAGTATCTGATAAAGGTTATGCGGGACTTGTATCCCAACGAGCCCTATGCGTCATTGATCAATATTTTTCAATGGATCTCGAGGAGCCCATGGCTAACGCCTACAGGCTCACTTGTCTCTTGGACTGTTGGACAACCTCTTGGGTTGTATCCTTCATTTCCAGCGTTCGCTCTAGGACATCACGCACTCTTGCAAACCTTACAAGAGGTTTACGGGGGTGAATACGCGATTCTTGGAGACGACGTTGTCATCAAAGGAGATAGCCTTTATCAAGGCTATAGAAATGCCCTATCCTCTGTCGACATACCTATCTCTCAGGCTAAAACCTTTGAGTCTAGGCTGGTCGCAGAGTTTGCGGGCAAAACTATCTTTGCTCAAGCTGTATATTCGGGACATCGTTACTCCCGGGTTACTGAGGACTCGTTCTTTGACTTATGTCGGGAACTGGGTCCAGCTTTTGTGAAGACTCTCCCTAAAAAGTTCAGACAGGTTATAGATGGTATTTCCAATTTGCCCTACCCTTTAGGTTTTGGTTGGAACCCTTCGGGGATCCCCTTTACTGAGAGGATTAAGGGCTTTGAGGACACATGGTTCAAAGGTCACCCTCTACCACGTAGAGATGACCAGAATTATGTTGATACGCGCAAGATGGCTCATCTTTATGATGATGTCATTCGCCACTCGCGTATGATACAGTCGCTTGACCACATTTCGATGCGGTCTGACAAAGCTCTACAGCTTTGTGATCAGCGAATTAACCTCCGACAAGGAGATGAATGTGGGGTACTAGCGATGCTAGTTAAACTAGCAAACCTAGGTTTCCCTATAAGTAACAATATCCGAGAAATCGAATATCTTACTCGTACAGGCATTCGTCAACTGGACGGTAGTCTTACGATTCTCGCCACGGATGACAACCGTGACTTGAA